GGCCCCGAACCTTTTGACGGGCTGCGTTTTGGTGCAACGTTCCGCGGTTATCTGCTGGTTACAGTTATCTGCGCAGACTGTATCGCGTAACCACTAGGTACGACGTACATGATCATCGCTGAACCCTTAAAGATCGCATAATCATTCATAGTCCGTGGGCACTCGGAGGTAGTGATGGCTGAGCATGGCACGCGGCAGTGTTATGCCGATGGGTGCCGGCTGCCGGAGTGTAGGGCGGCGCAGGCTCAGTATCGGCGTGAGCATAAGGCGCGGCAGTTGGGTGTTGTGACTGATTTTCCGAAGGCTGGTCGGAAGCCGAAGACGGCTGCGGAGCAGTCGGCTGCTGTAGCGGTTCAGGCTGTGCCGGCTTCGCGTGGTGAAGTGGGCCGTAATGAGCAGGCGACGATGGATGAGCTGGCGACTCTTACGTCGACTGAGACGCGGAAGTCGATTGCGCAGGCTGCGTTGACGATGGCTAGGCTTTTGGATAATCCGAACGCGGTGGGTCAATGGAAGGGTGCCGCGTCTGAGTTGCGGGCGATCATGTCTGATTTGCGGCAGGGTTCGAGTAAGCGGGCTGGTCGGCTGGCTTCTGTGCAGTCGATGGTGAAGCCGAAGACGGGCTCAGACTCCGCTACAGGTTAGCCGCAGTGCGGGTAGACCATTTGTACGGATGAGGCGAACTGTTCGACGGTGTCTTCAGTGACATCGCCCAATGCCACAGCGAGTTCGCCCTGGACTTGCGTGGTGGTTTTGCCTGCCCGGAATTGGTCGCACGTCATGTGGGCTGTTTCTAGGACGAGTTGGGGTTTGTAGAGGGTGGCGCCGAGTTCCTTGAGGCGGTGTAGGAATCGTTGGTCATCTGCCGCAGTGTATGGCGGGGGTGTGACGGGTTTTGGTGCGACGGTTGGGACGATGACGTCTTCCGGTGACGGAAGCACCGTTCCGGGGTTTTGAACGGTTGGTGCGGCAGTCGGGGCCTCCATGGACCGGTTGGTGAGCCACACGCCGGCCAGTGCAGCCACAGCTAAAGCGGCCACCGCCACGAAGGTCCACAGCACAACTGTGGTGCGGCGGCGCTCGATGTACTCGGCGGGCTCCTCCTGTTCGCCTTGAGACCAAGCCAGGTCAGTTTGCCGGTGCGCACGAGTGCGGACCTCAGTCAACGCGGCATCAGCCAAATCCGAAAGTTCCGTCTCATCCATGCGGGCAAAGTCTAGAACCGTACTAGTCATCGCGGGTCTTCTTTCTGCTCTGAGTCGAAGTAATCAATCACGCGGCTGCTTGGTTGGTGCGCTGCTGCATATAGGCAGCTTTATCGGACATCGGGAACCTCGCCTGCGAAGTAGTCGCTGAGTATCAGTCGGATCATTTCAGCGCGGGATAGTCCTTGTCGGTCAGCCATGCGGTCGACTGCGGCGAGTAGTTCGTCGCCGAGTCGAACGTTGATGGGTTGCCCGATTTCGGGTCTGCCTGCAGGACTCATGGGAATTAACGATATCCCCTATCTAGGGATTGTCAATACCGCTTATGCCTGAACTTCTCGGATACACGAAGCCTCGGGTCTACACACCCCCACGACCGCAGGAGCCAGACGCCACCGCTGAGCATCACTGTGAGTGTGGCTGCGGACTGACAGAAAACACGTCGCATGGGTTTTCGGCGATCGAATTCGCCCGAGAACTTCTGTCTCTGCCGCCGTTCCCGTGGCAAGCATGGTTGTTGGTTCACGCGCTCGAGCTGAACCCGGACGGAAGCTACCGGTGGCGCATCGTCATCGTTGAAGTAGCTCGCCAGAACGGGAAAACTCTCGTCGAGATCATTTTGGCGTTGTGGCATCTGTATGTCATGAAATCCCCGACGGTGATTGGGACGGCGCAGAACCTGGAAAACGCTGAGAAGGCGTGGAAAGAGGCTGTGGCCCGCGCCCGCTCCGATGAGGAGCTAGCGGAGATGATCCCCGAGGACGGGGTGTATCTCGGGCATCCGAAACAGTTCCAGATCGTCCACAACGAGGACGGCAAGGAACGCACCTCGGAGTATCGGGTCACTGCTGCAGGCCGTGGTTTTTCCGGTGACCTGATCCTGATGGATGAGCTGCGGGAGCAGAAGAACTGGGACTCCTGGGCGCAGGTAACGAACACCATGAATGCGCGGCCCCGTGCGCAGACGTGGTGCTTCTCCAATGCGCCCGACGCCCTCGGCGTCGTGTTGCGCTACCTGCGGGCGCTAGCCCATAGGGAACTTGGATGGCCCGACGGCGACGAAGACCTCCAGGGCGCCATCCTCGGCGAGATCGAAGCACTACCCGAGTTTGAAGACATGCCGGAAGTCGAGTTCGACACCGGCTTCTTCGAATGGTCAATGGCCCCGGGATTGCCGAGGAACCATCCGCAAGGACTGATGCAAGCCAACCCAGCCTGCAACCACACTGAGGTTACGCCGAATTGCATCACCTACCGGGCGCTAATTTCCGGCTTACGAACTTCGCCGGCGCACATCGCCGAAGCCGAGATTTGCTGTCGGGAAACAACGATCGGCGTTGGTGGGCCGTTCCCGGAAGGCTCGTGGGAAACAACCCGAGACGACGAAGCACGACCCGCACCGAGCACGAAGATCTGTGTGTGCGTTGAAGTTTCGAACCGACGTGAACAAACCTACATCACTAGAGCAGGTTGGGATTCCGAAGGTCAGCCAGTGGTTGGTGTTCGGGAGGACCGCGCCGGCACCGATTGGGTCATCGAGTATTTGAAAGAGCAACGAAAAACTTTCGCGGCGGTCGTCGTACGCACTGGGGCGGCGTCGCCGGTTGCGGCGCTATTGAAGGAAATGCAGGACGCCCGTTTGCCGATCGTGGAGTGGAAAGGCAACGAGATACCTGCCGCTCACGGCCAAATGTTCGACCGGCTACGCGATTCCACGATCAAACACTTAGCCCACGGCGGCTTGGACACCGCAGCAACCTCAGCGGTTGAACGAATCATGCCGGGCGGGGGATGGGTCGTTGACCACAACAAGTCACCCACCGACGTTGCGCCGCTGTTAGCGGCGATAGGCGCGGTGTGGGGGCTCAATCATCTACCGCCCGCACCGAAAGTGCATGGCTGGAACATGGAAAAAGTGAAGGAATGGGAGTCGCGGTGAGTGCAGAGAATGGTATCGGCACCGCTGGACGACTCCACGCAGTCGACGAAGCAGCCGAAGACGAAACAGCCGACAACGGAATCGCTTGGCCGAAAGGCAAAGTGCCGTTCCCACGGATCAAAAAAGCCCCCGAAACCAGCCGTAACCGCCTCAATTTCCGCAATATTGTGTCTACAATCGGCGAAATCGGTGGAATAGCGAGCATCTCTGCCGGTGCGTGGTGGTTTTCCCCGGGAATCGGGTTAATCGCTGCCGGCATAGGGGTTTTCGCGATCAGTTTCACTGCGGGGATGCCTGAGTGAGCCTCTTCGCCAAGCTACTGCCACAGGAGCGGCGCGCCGCGCTTGAGCAGCGTCTCGGGCTACCATCAGCGTTCGCCCCCGGTGGTTACGACGGCGCATACGCCGACACGTTCGGCGAGATGCGGGCCATGCAGTCGATGGCGGTGTGGGCGTGTGTCCGGATTTTGGCGGACACAATCGCGGCGATGCCCTGGTATGTGTGTAAACGCGACAAAGACAACATCTCCCATCGCATATATCCAACCCCAGCTGTGATCCGCAAGCCGTGCGCTGACATGGATTTGTTTGAGTGGAAATGGATGGTCGTTGCCTCACTCGCACTCCGCGGCAACTCCTACCACCTCATCACCGGCCGGGATAACGCTGGTAACCCGTCGGGGTTGATGCCGATCCACCCCGACTACGTATTCCTTGAACGCAAGGTCAACGTCCTCGAGTGGTACGACCCGATTTACCGGGTGCTGGGTGAGCGCATCCCCAGAGAAGACATCATCCACATTCGCCGGTTCACGCTGCCGGGGGAACCGTGGGGTTTGTCGCCCATCTCCCAAGGTGCCAGGGCTATTGGAATCACCCTAGCCGCTGAGGAATACGGCTACCGCTACTTCAAAGACTCCGCGAACCCGTCCGGGAAACTCACCACCGACCAGTCCCTCACCGACGAAGAGGTCGAGCAGGTTCAGGCGCAGTGGATGTCCAGCCACGGCGGCAGACGGTTCCCCGCCGTCCTGACAGGCGGTTTCGACTTCGAAAAGATCAGCATCACCCCCGAAGAATCCCAGTTTCTGGCTACCCGACAGTTCCAAATCTCCGACATCGCACGACTTTACGGCGTCCCACCCCACCTGATCGGTGACCAGGAAAAGGCCACCTCCTGGGGTACGGGCATCGAGTCGATGAATCTTGGTTTCATGACGTACACGTTGATGGGCTGGATGAACTGCATCGAGAACGCGCTCAGCGAGTTTCTGCCCGGCGGCAAGGTCGTCCAGTTCGACCCGTCAGCGTTGTTGCGCGGCGACTTCAAGTCCCAAGTTGAGGCGATCAAGCTTGCCCGCGAATCCAGTTTGCTCAACACAAATGAGGGCCGCGCAAAACTCGACCTCGGACCGGTAGCCAACGGCGACGGTTATATCCAGCCGATGAACTTCGCTCCTCTCGGGTTTGATCCGCAGGTAGAGGCAATGCCGAAAATTGTTCCCGCAGGCACAGAACCCGGCGGGAACCCCGCTGGTGGCCAGGAGCCCGAAGCGCCGGGCATCGGAGGCGCCAGAAACTTAGCCGGAAAGATTTGCCGGCTCAACCATGAGGGAAGAACCGAATACCACGACTTCCCGGACGCTGGCGAATCAATGGAGGAATCATGAGCAGCCGCGACGACCTCATCGACATCCCGGAACGGAGATCCGTTCCTGTCACAGAATTCGACGTCAGAGAGAAGAACGGTGTAGCCCGCAT